TATATATATATATATATATATTAAAGTTAGTTAAAATTGGTAGCGGCAGTAGGACTCGAACCTACATAACCAGGGATATGAACCCTGTGAGAAGCCTTTTCTCGATGCCGCGACACATTTTATTATTTATTTCTTGTAAAAAATAAATGATTAAAAAACTCAAAGTTTATTTTTTGAAGATACTCTGAGGGTGATTCAATATCAAGACCAAGTTGTTTTACTATTTCACTGGTTACTTCCTCGTCTTGTAAATATTGTTGGTTAAAATTATAAAACTCATACAAATCTTCGTCAGATAAACCGTTCATGTGTTCCTTCCATGCTGCTTGACAAGTAGGGCAAACATAAGAAGAGTCTTCATTATTATTAATACAATTAGGATCTGAACATTCAGGGTGAAAATCTAAAAAGTCGGGTGCGAACATGTATTAATCCTCTATAATAGTACTGTTGGTATTATTAATTTGTTTACCATAAACTAACATATTTGGTAGTACTTCATCATTATTACTCATTGTGATTAAATCGTCTTCTAACGATTGTGTCCAATAAGGTTTACTTCGTAAATAAATTATTGCCGCTGCGTAATCTCGGCCAATCCCAAGTTCTTGTTCAACTTCTTTAATTCTACTAAAAAAAATTCTATGGTTACTAATAGCTGCTGAGTCTAATGTGTTTAGAGTTTCTTCTATTCTAGCCATGTCTGTAATTTCCTCGCTCCTATTTAGTTTTTAATAATTCTTATCCTTAACTACTAAACTTGTTAATAGTATAACATGTATTAACTGAGTTGTCACTACTTATTTTATAGTTAGTTTAATACCCATAGTATTTAAATAAAATACATACTCATCCAAGCTGTTTAAATTGTTTAACAACTCGTTGTGCTTTTTACATTCTTTTATATGCTTGTAAGTATCGTCGCAACGACAAGTTTTACCACATAGTTTACATCCACAATACTCCACGGGATAATTACCCTCTATACCCCAGCTACCACCATTATAGTATTCATACTTGGTTTCAGTATTTTCAAAAAGCAGTGTAGGTAATTTTCTAAAAGCTACACTATCTGGGTAATTATCAAACAACTTGTGTGACCAGTGTGGAACTAATGCTTCTATAATAGCAGCCTGGTTACTGTAAGATAAAGTGTCAAACAACAGCATTACTATATTTTTAAGTTCTGCTTGCTCAAACAATGTTTCTTTTGTGGGTATGGCCATAATTTACCTCAATTGTTTAGTACTCTACTGTGTAACTTTCAACAAATAATATTGATCTAACTGGTATTAACATTTTACCTACTTCTATAAAAGTGTTATCATTATTATGGTCAGCTATTACTTCTAATGGGTCACAATTTTGATTCCTGGATCTGCCCGAATCACGTGAAATAGACAAATAAGTACATGTAGTGCCTAGTAAATCTACTTCTAAACCATTAAGTAAAACCAATTTATAAGCATACATTCCATAGCTCCTTATTATCAAACTTTAATTAGATCTGGCTCTTTTAAACCCCAACATTCTAATTCGAACTCGTATAAATAGCCTATCACTTCTTCTGACTCGTTAGGATGTTCTAATTTAATTTCTTCTAATGTTTTAGGGCGATATTCTCCAGGCTTATCACCGTAAGTTTGTTTCATTAATGCTTCATCTCGTTCTTCACATAAACGCATAAACCAGTTTTTAAGCATCTTGTCTCCTTTAAAGCGTCCCCTCTTCCAAAGTCTATCGAAGTCACTCGATGTTGCTCTGATGACTAGTCAGAACCGGGATGTTTATCCCGCTAAGGAAGAGGGTTGTTGTGGAGAGTGATGGAGTCGAACCACCCGAGCTTCCGCATCTGATTTACAGTCAGACCCGCTGCCATCTACGGTATAACTCTCCCTTTTATGCTTAGTATTATAGCATAAAATTATTTAACTGTCAATAGCTTCTTCTAATATTAAAGTTTCTAATAATGGAGGCAGTTGATTAAAAGAATTTAAAACTACCTCCCCAGTAGCTACATTTTTTGTTTCTATATACGTAGAATACGTAGTACCTCTATTAGAGCCCGCGTGTTTAATTGGGACAGAAAATGTTATTTTATCTCCAATTTTCAGATCTTTAAATAAACGGGCCTTAGTTTTACGTAGAATTTTTGCTACTACTAATATGTTGCTTTTTAATAGTATATCATTCATTTTATACTCCTTAATAAACATATTACTTTATTGTGGTATATGTTTATTAGTATACCATATGCTGTAATCATTGTCAATCTAATATCTTTTTGCTATTAAATTAGGGTTGTCCGGTCTACCAGCCATTATCTCCGTAAGCTGAGTAAAAGATACGGGGTAAAAGTTATTGTTATCCACACCAACATCCCAACTCTTTCCAATAGGTGGTAGTTTGCCATGACTATGTCCATAAAGATTCCAACTATTGTAGTGACTCGCATTCCATACGCGTAAGCTATAATGGGAACAAACTATCTTCTGTCCTTCAATAGTACGTTCCCAAATATCACCATAGAATTTATCATTTTTATGATCATGATTACCCCGAAGAAAGACGTGACTACCATTAAGTTGTCGCACATATTTCTCACGTGGCTGAAAGCTAAAATCACCGACGTGGATAACCACATCTCCATCCTTAACTACTTCATTGTGTCTACGTATAATTTCATCATTCATTTCTTGCGCTGTACTAAAAGGCCTCGCACAGTACCTAATGATATTGAAATGACCGTAATGACAATCCCCGCTAAAAAAATACATAGCTTAATACCTCATCCACTGTTTTTTCTTTTTTGTACAATCTTTCCAACAAGTAGAATGAAAGTCACTTCTATATGTATCATCCCACGAATTAGCTAAATTCATTAAATTCCTACAAGCACGTACATAGGGAGCATGTCCACAACTTAAACGCCGTTCTTGTGTTGTTTTAGGGCGTCTATAATAGTGGCTAAAATGCCATTTTCTTTTGCCTGTATAAGGGACAGGCCCATTACGGAAACCTAACCACTCATACTCTTTAAACCTGTTACGTTTAGTATACTTTTTAGGCACGTAGTTGTCAAGATCTTTTTCTATTTGTTCTGTATTTATTACTCTAAAATTAGCATCCAGAAGTAGGAAATCAACGGTGCTTCTTATATCTTTACCTATCCAACTTCCTGTCTTTATAGGCTCAAAATAAATATAAGTGTCATTCCAGTTGTTGCCAATATTTTGTGATAACTCCTTAGCAATACTTTTTGGGCGAAAATATTCACGTAATGTTTTTCTGTTAGGATCACGCCATTGGCGTTTGCGGTATCTAGCTAATAAAAAGTCTGTGTAAGATTTGAACTCCTCATAGTTGTTATCCCTATCAACCAAATAAACTCTTTCATCTTTATTAATTGTGTGCATTTAGATTCTCCTTTAAGTTAAATTAATAAACTTAAAGGATATCTTGTACGTAATAATATAATATTTTATATTTCATAATGTTAATTTATTTCCAGTGTAAAATATTAGATATGGCGGAGAGGGAGGGATTCGAACCCTCGGTAGAGCTTTTAACCCTACACTCACTTAGCAGGCGAGCACCATCGGCCTCTCGGTCACCTCTCCATAGTCAATAAAATTGCGGAAAAGGTAGGATTCGAACCTACGGAACTTTCGCTCAACGGTTTTCAAGACCGCCGCCTTCAGCCACTCGGCCACTTTTCCTATTTAATAAATAATAAGATGACCACAGTCTAACCACCACGGTCATCTTATTATTTATTTTAATCTATGCTAATACTATTTTAATGTATGACACTTAGTACAAGCAATATTACGTTTTGCATGGGTATCATGAAGCCCACTATTCCAAGTTTTCCTACTGTGACAGGTGCTACATAAGTTTTGCCACGGAGTCATAATAAAACCAGTAGGGTCAACGGTACCTGTACCAGGAGTAGGGGTAGGGGTAGGGGTAGGGGTAGGGGTGGTGCCTGTGTCCCCGTCAACCCCATCTTTTACCTCACCTGAGCCCACTGTAACATGGCAGTCCAAGCAGCCCTGATGTATAAGGTATGTTTCTTTCCTAAAACCAGGTGTGGCATGTGGATAGTGGCACATTTTACATGTTATAATATCCCCTTTTAGCAGTACAGCGATCCCGCCCCCAGATACAATTTCATCACCACTCATAGGGTCTTTAACAAAACCCCCATTTCCGTCGGCTACCTTTCTACCGTTAAATACGAAATCGTATTGAGCGCAGATAAACTTGTCGAATGCAACCACTGAGTCCTTCCCATTATGACAGTCTCTGCATACACCAACACCTTCACGCTTTACTCTCTCGCCATGATTTACTCCATGTGCGTTGCCGGGTGACGGTAAAAACTTAGTAACAGTGTCCGGACATTCTGGACAAACCGGGTCTGGACATTCTGGACAAACTTGATCTTTACATTCCTCGCACGAAGGACACTCTCTATCTTTACATTCCTCGCACGAAGGACACTCTTTATCTTTAACTTTCTTTTCTTGTTTGTAAGACTCTCTATCGCGTTTATGCTCATCATCCTTAGCAATAGATGTACCCGCTACCATAAAACTAAAACAGAGTAAGATTGTTATAATACTTAACAATTTATTCATACATTCCTCCATCGTTTTGTAGTGATTTAATCACTGTTTGTGTTAGGCCTACACACAACAATGGTTAGCTTGCTATGCGTAGGTATAAAATACTTAACTGTAATTAAGTAAAGTATAAGACATTAAATAAAGATTGTCAATTACTTTTAAACTTTTTAAGTAAAAATTGTCCGCATGCAGCCTTTACTTCCGATCCGGTGGATACTTGATATTTTAATTTACTGATATTATCTGAAAGTGTTTTTACTATTGTATTAAAATTTGTTGNTTCTTTAAAAGCAGATCCATCACAAGTATTAAAACGTAAGATGCGTAATTCTTTGTTGTAATTACTTGGACTATNCATAAAAGAAATAAGTTCCTTAATCTCTTCCAAGGAGTCATTNCATGACTGTAAAAAAACTTGATGGTATAATACATCAATGCCTTCTAACGCAGAAAGAATATTTAAAGCAGATACAGCTTCTATTATAGGTAGAGTACCTGGAATTAAACCACTGCGTGTTTTTTGAAAAGCAGAATGTAATGAGTAAAATAGTCTAAAAGGACTTCTANCATCAATATGTTCTGGATTAATATCATATAATTCTAAGGCTGTATTTAATTCTATAAATTTATTAAAATAAATATTTTTTACATTAGGGTATACAGTGGATAAATCCACCCCATCCAAGCCTTTTGCATAACCGTTAGCAAAAACCCAATTAAGTACATTTATAGAAACTTGATATACAATATCCCCGTATGGTAATGCATCACCCATACCCATCCATGAAAATTTTATGTATTTGTCTTTAAGCTCAGGTTTGTGTGCTACTTCTGCTGCTATTGCATCTTTAACATTCTGCTCTATTTGTTTAGCGGATAATTTTGTATAACCACACTTTTTCACTGTCAGATAACAAAAAGCACAACGCATTGCACACCCTGCTGATACAGAAACAAACACGGAGTATTTATTTCTAGCTGTTGTAGTTACACCTACTGTGTTATTACAAGAACTTACAGTTTTTATGGCAGTCTCTGAACCATCGTTGTGTATATATTTAGCCACCTGGTTATCTTTTGTTCTATAAACTTCCATAATTAACCCCGCTTTCAAAATTATACTACTTCTAATGTAGCTGGTGCTGCCCCTTCAAAAATAACTTCTTCTTTATTAGAAAGTTTTGATAATGGGGGAATAAGATATTCAGCTACAATGTGGCGATTTACAAATATATCATTTAACCTTGTAGCCTTTTTAATCAGCTGTCTTTTAACATAAGTACCACGTTTAAAGTGTGTAGGGTAATCGTTCCAATTTACACCTTTTCTCATAAGCATGTCTAACATCTCTTCCCTATTTTTAGAGTGCAGTTCTTTGTGTGCATAATGGAATCTTGCTGCCATAGAGACACTGTTTTTAATTGCATCTAATTCACGCCATACAAGTGTGTTGACTGCCTCCATTTTAGTAGGAACCACCCAAGCACGACAATCAAATAGACCAGCATCTTCACCTTTTTCAGGAATAACTTCTTTAAGATAAGAAGAAAACATAACTGATGCCGCTGAAGCCAATACAGAAACAATCTTCTGTATTTTTCCATCAAAATAAACTTGTTTATTATAACTATCGCTATATAAAATAAGGCTTATTTCATCACTTTGGGTGTAACCTATTATTGCGTTTGACATTGAAACTAACGCCCCAGTGACATTTATCATTAAATGACTTAAACGTTCATCATAAGGCCTTTTAAGGCCTTTTGTAAGTGTACTAAAACATTTACCATCCAATCTTACACATATAGGTAGTAAAGGAGTAAATTGTCTGCCTGACTCATAACGCTCTAACAATTTCATCCTGTCACCCAGCGCATCTTTATTCATAGTTTCCTCCTAACAAATGCTTAATAAAAAAAAACGGCAGAGAAAAGTGATTAAACTGTTTTTGAGTTCTGATTAATGGTCAGAATGAAGTAAGTGTAATCTGCACTACTACCGTTTGCGCTGTGTACAGGAGTCGAACCTGCGAATGCCGACTAGAAAGGTCGGTGTCTTAAACCACTTGACTAACACAGCGTAAATTGATTTTAGGGTTTTTTATTAATTTCTTTATTACCCTTTTCTAATAAAAAATTTTATCCATAGGAAAGAAAATTTAAGCAGCTCTTTTAAAGTAATACGTTCACCAGCAAACCAAGTAGTAGCTAAACCAAAACCCACACCTATAACAATATAGATAGTAAATAATACAAAAACTATACAAAGTAAATCAAGTAGCATATGCCCACCTCATACAACTAAGTTGTTTTAGAAATTAATTCTTTTGCATACTCAAAATGTTTAAGTACATCCTTAAATTTAGGACTTTTTTCCCCTCCTGTCCTTAGCAGATAGGACGGATGATATGTAGGTATAGCATAAATGTCCTTAGCATATTCATACAAGCGTCCCTGCATTGCACTTAGTGTTTGCTTCGCATCCAAATTTAACATAGCTCCGGCAGCGTCTTTACCTAACAATAATATTACTTTTGGTTTAATTAAATTTACCTGTGTTATTATATAGGGTAAACAGGCGTCTATCCAATCTTTTTGGAGCGGTTGGCCAGCAGCTAAGTAACATTTAACTAAATTAGTGATGTATACATCTTCATAAGTTAAAGATGTTCTAGCTAAAATTACATCAAGTAGTTTACCGGCTCTACCAACAAAAGGTATACCGACTTTGTTCTCTTCGTCTGCTGGCACCATACCACATATAAGAAGTTTAGCAGTAGGATTCCCTTTATCAAAAACGGGAAGCAGACGTCCTTCGTGTAGTGAACAAGCAGTACATTCTGCTGCCATATAATATAAGGTGATTAAATCCATTCAGTTAAATCCTCAATTTTAGTTAAACACATTTCTTAGCGAGTACTAATTCCAACCCAGGGGTTTTAATGGACTGTTCTACCAAAGCCCGTGTCTCATTAAAAATCTCTAAACTGATTATATCATTTATTTCCGCTTCAGTCAAGCCAATATCTGATTTTTCTTTCTTAATGCATCCCATTGTTTTACCTCTTCTGGTTATACACGCATGAATATTCTTCTTTGTGCTATCAGAAAATTTGCTTCTGTTTAATAATCTTAATGCTGCGGTATACAGACTGTTTACTCCCATTACTGGAAGGATCGGACTATACCACAAGTTTGAGTTTATCTAAAAAATATTCTTGACTTAGGTTCTCGTCATATCTAAACCTTATCATAGTTACTCCATTACTTGCACATAATTTGTTTTTTATAGTGTCAAGTGTCTGTCGGCGCTCAACATCTTTTTGAGTATCATAACCCAAACATGGGTAAAAATGCTGCTTTCCGTCATACTCTAATGCTATGGAGTGGTCGGGCAAAAAGATATCAAGAAATAGATTATGTCTGGTTTCTGGGTTTCTTAGCCAATCAAAAGTTTTTTCCAGTTCTATACTAATTCCTATATCTTTAAGCCACAGTACCATATCTTTTATTTTGTATGAGCCCCTAACCCCGTACCGCAGGTAACATCTTTTTGAGCAGTAGTAATTAGGATCTCGTTTAGCTCTTGAAGGCCCCCTAGCAAAAATAATTCCACAACCTTTACAAGTAAACAGTGTCTTTTCTTTTAGCATACTTTTGTTGTGGCAGAGTTTAGAACAAAACTGCCCCCGCCCTTCACGTAATGCTGTACTTATAGAATCAAGTCTAAAGTCTTTACCACACTGAGCACAAGTATGTATAGGTATATTTACGTTATATTTATAATTACTTGTACTAGAAATTTGGCGTCCTTGTAGTCTATGCCCGCATTCCGTGGAGCATGTTCGTATCTCTCTACGTTTTGGGGTAAATAAATTACTACAAATGGGGCATATAATTTCTTCTTTATTAAAAGACTTATGTTTTAAACCCTTCATAGTAATACTTCGCCATTGGGAGGCGCAGTTTTTACTACAAGTAGTTTGTTTACGTTTACTTATAAAGTAATTTTTACATATTGGACATTCTTTGTTCATACAATCCTCAAACTTCCCGGCGTATTATACACTCGTTGTGTATCTCGACTTTCGTCTCAGTCTCTGCGGGGTCAATTACGACTTCCCTCAGGATTGCCCTCAACTTAATTGGTAGGGGTTCCCTGATATGAGCCAGGTTTATTAACGTGCCCACCATACCTTAATAAGAAAAATGGGCACAATCATTAACTGGAAAACTTTTTCCAGGACCGCAAAAGGTTGATTTCTTTAACTTTTTTCTTTCCTTGGTAGTTAATTTAGCGGCGTCTTCTTTACCAAGGGCAGTCCGTGCTCTTTTTAATAGTTGATCTAA